ATTTTTTGTGAAGGTGTCCTTCGTTTTCTTTCTGCCATTTTAATTAATGTGTTGAATAATCATTTGCTCCCTTATGGGTCTATGCCCAAATGTATGTCTCATCCATTGGAGCCAATTGCTACTACCTTTTTGTTGGTTACACGATCTACAGGCGGGAACAAGGTTACTTGTAAGGTCTTCTCCGCCATTGGTTCTAGGCTTGACGTGATCAAGCGTGAGTTGATGTAATTCATAATTATTTCCGCAATAAACACACTGACAATTGAACTTTTCCTTAATGGCTTTACGCCACAAACGCTTTGCGTCAGGACTTGTCATAGTTATTAGGTTGAATAGATAGTGTTTGGGGCTAGGTAGTAATGGGGTCATGCAAGTCTGCTTCGATTCTTAGATTTAAGTTGGGGTCTTCCTTTTGTTTTACTGCCTTTGTAATGAGCAGCGTCATAAGGTGAACCAACAGGGATTTTTAGTTGATCTCGAAGATGATTTGCATCTTTAGTTATTTCTCGACCAGTACGCTTACCGTTACCTTTACCTTCGTTGTAACGTTTTTGCTGGGCTAATCTTTTCTTACGAGCTTTAGGATTCTTCCTGTAATACTCAGCTGTGCTTTCTACCATAGAGTCTGCTCTGTACTAATTCTGGATCTACTTTTGGCATTACGGCTGCAAGCTTAGAAAGTGGGTTGCCGTCATATGCAATACCACTAATGTCATTAGTTTTAAGCCAATCACAGGCTGCCTTTAAATCTTGGGTAGAAGCCTCGCCACTTTTGACCCGTTTAAGGAACTCTTTAGTGACGAGGTTATGTAATTCGTTAAATTGGTCTTCAGTGGCTTTCTTCATTACGGACCTGTTGTATATGAAGCACCTGTAGGTGTTCTTCCATCACTAAATGGGTTATACCTTGGCTTTTTCTTTTTTGGTGGTGCTGCCTTTGGTTTAGCTGTGGGAGGTTTAGGAGGTTTACGCTTAGGAGGCTTTGGTGCGGGAGGCTTGGAAGGTTTACGTTTAGGAGTTCTCATTTTCATGAACTCCTCTTCTGTCATTTTGAATGCCATAGTTAGCTACCTGGAAATAAGTTTTTTTTAATTAGTTCTACTGCCTTATCATCAATGGTGTTATCTGTGGACTCAGCATATGCTTCGAGTAGTTGTATAACTAGTTCCTTAACAGCAGATGAGCTGAGGAATGCCATAAGGATGGGCTTGATAAGTACGATCATGGTGTGTTAATGGTGTTTTTTAAAAAAATAAAGATAAGTGTTGATAGACATATCCAAACAATGAAGGATGTCATTTTTTATTTGTACATTTAGGTGTTGTATCTTTCCAAGGTTTATACCAAGGATTTGGTGGAGACTTACATTGAAGAACTTCTTTTTCTGCTTTCTTCCAAGCTGCAATAGCTATAACATCACTACACATACCATATGTACGACTACCTGGAATAAGCATGAAGCCCTTTTGCTGTAACTCTGCACACTTCAAGACTCTGACTAATTCATAGTCAAGCCTCATCTTTTCTTCTTGCCTTTCGGCAATGCTTCTACATCTACGTAGACCTTCACGATCTAAAGGAATCATGAAGTTAATCTGTCCTCCCCAGTTCTCAGCCATTGTGTAGCTGGAAGGTCTCATACCGTCTTCATCTATATCCCAAGGTTTCGTATGATTTCCCATATAGAATGGGGAGAAAGTCATAGTTGCTCCATTACATGAGATATTAGGTCCGTAGTGCTGTCTTGACGGTGCTCCATTGTTTTGGAATTGCACCGCTTGGTTGGTTACATTTCCCGTTGCAGCTGCTACTGGATTACTAACATTGTTTTCTTCTGCTCTTACTGGAGCTACTGAGAGAAGACTGACAAGGATACCGTAGTAGAAGTAGTGTCGATTTCTCTTTCTATTTCTGTTATTGACAGTACCTGGCTGGCTGCTCTTGTTACCACTTCTAAAGTGAAATCGCTTCCAGCTGTTGTTAAGTTCCATACCGAATCTGAATCGGTTATTCCGCCTGATGAAGCGGAAGAGTGAGTCAGGTTGTCTCCTGACCATTTTTGTAATGCAGACCCATAGGTTGTTGTAGTTATTTCCTCTACAATCTCTTGGGTCGTTGTCGTTGTGCTGTTCATCGAACCCTGGGTGAAGTTTGGGGTTACTAACTCTGCTCTTGCTACCGTGGGTGATGCCAGTAGGAAGAGTAAAAACCATTTTTTCATTCTTCCTTTTTCTTAGCCATTGGACAATTTACTGTACCTTTATCTTTATTATTACCAGTAGACAGGCCAAAAGTGGCTAATGCTCCTGTAAAGACACTGGCGACAAAGGTTATATCAGAATTACCTGCTTTTTTAATCATAGGTAATTCTACGTAGTTCATTGTAATGATAAATCCAGACCAAACCACTACGCCAAGTCTAACAAATGTACCAAGAATCTGGATTTGGTGTTCTTGATCCTCTGCTGCATCTTTTAGCTTTCCGAGGAGTCCTTTTTTTTCTTCCTGTTTTCCTTCCATTTATTAATCTTACCTTGTAGGAATTTAGTTAGTTTCTTCTTTATTTGATCAAAGAATGGGGTGGCTAGTGTTGTAGTAGCTACAGCAGCCACAGCTGCATATGTAGCAGTTGCTACGACTTCAGCAGTTGGTAAGGGTAACTGTATATCAAGTACAGGTACATTTAACTTAGGCTGAACGGGTTGTTCTGTTGTTTCTTTAGCTTCTGCCTTAGTCTCTTCAGGAGCCTCTAGATCGCTTGGAGGGATCACCATGGGTGCATATGATGGTATACGAGCCGAAGGAGGCTTCAGCTCGATTCTAGGCAGGTCTATAGGCTTAGGAAGGTTAGGCTTAGATAGATTTATTTTCAGCTTCTTTATTACTATCTACTGCTGTTTTAATTACACCAAGCGTATAAGCCTGTGTAACCTGAGCGTCTGCACCAACTGCAATAGCAACTCCGTTCTTATTACAATGAGCTGTATTAAGAGCAATGATTTCCTCTTTAGCTATTCTTGCTCTGTTTGTAGCTGCATTAGTGATCCAATCATCTACATCAACAGCAATATATTCCATAGACTTTTTTTCTGTGTCTGTCAGAGTAATTGTGTAATCCATAAATTTATCCTAATAAATAGCACCAAAAGTTACTTTCCTGTCCTACATGTATACCAGATTGACTAGCATGTATGTTTATATAATCGTTTGCAGCTAATTCGACAATGCCAGTACCTGACATACCTGTATATGCTCCTCCTGCGTGGTCATAGGCAAGAGTACAGTAATGATTCCCATTCTTTTTAACAGAAATTGATCGAGAAACAGTACTAGCCTGATAATCTACTAATATATTTGAACCGACCGCATATGTTCCAGCGACAGGAGCAGTGAACCTACCATTACTTGTATCATAATCGCTACCTTGATCACGTAATGCAGTAGTAAATCTTAAATACTCTGCGGTATTTGTCATGTTAACAGTAGTTGTACTGTTACTTAAAGTTCTGTAAAAAGAGCAAGGCTGACTAGGTTTGGTTACAGCTCCACTCGAATCGATGCGAAATCTTTCTGTAAAAGTTGCTGCGGCATCAGCAGTACCAGAAGGAGCATTAAAGAAATTCCAAACTCCTGATTGTTGTCCTACATAGGACGCAGTGGCAGTATTGTTATACTTCCAATTACTTCCCGTATATCTAGCATTAACAACTGTATAAAGGTTGACGTTGCCTGATCCCCAAATATTTGCATTACCATTTTTAAAATATAAACTACCTGCTTGTCCATCTGTTTCAGGAGTCGTTCCTATACCTACGTTTCCACTCGAATCTACATGTACCCTTTCAGTCCCACCAGTTTGTACTGTAACTGTATCTGCAGCAGGAAATCTTATCTTTGTATCTGTATCTCCAATATGTCTAATATCTGAAGCTATATCTAAATCACTTGATACTTGTGCTTGACCACTACAAGTTACATTACCTGTAAGAGTAGAAGTACCATCAACTGTTAAATTATTCTCTACAGTGACATTCTGTGAGCTATCTAAGGTAATGTTGTCATTACTACCGTCTACATGACGGATTGTATTTGTTTTTAATTTTGACATACTTAACTACCTGGAGGTTTATTTGCAATTAAGAATGCCTTATAGTCTGCTTTAACTTGTGCAGTCCACACAGCGTTGCAGATTGCCTGAACGTCTGCATCCTCTCCAGATATCGTAGTTTCAACTAGGTTATCACTTGCATCAAGTGTTCCTGGTACTAAGACTTTTCTACGAAAGGAACGGGTAAGTTCTACACCATCTTCTTTGATGACGGTTGCAGTTCTTACCTGTATGTTCCATTTTTGAACGACTTCTATTTTGTCGTTTTCTAGTGTTTTTGTTATTGCCATTTAAGGAAGCTCTCTGAGCTAAATAGGTTTATGGTTTAGTTTAAAGACGTGCTAACGGTCTATTAAGCAGTAAAGTAAGTAAAGCTAATTCTAAATTCTGTATTTGCTATTACTAAGTTTCCAGATTGGGGAGGTGCATTAGCACTACCTTGTCTAAACTGTAGGGTGTTTTGGTTGTTATCCGCCCAACCTACCCATTGTCCTGCTATACCACTTCCTGACGCAGCACCGTAAACAAATAAAGAAGCAGCAGAAGCGTTTGATATATCTGCTACATCTCCAGCAGTAAAAGGTAAATTTATATGAAGTTCTCCACTAGGACTACTTACAGAATTAACATCTATCCTGCCACTTACAGTTACTTGCCTACCTATCTTTGTATATGTCATTTCATTGGCACCACCCTTTAAACTAACACTTCCACTAGCAGGAGTCATAGTGACAGCATATAGACCTTCTTCATAGTCGTCGAGCAGTTCACTTGTTTTTCCTGTTGCATCTGAAGTAGCACTAAAGTCAATACCGTGACCAGCAGTTCCTATTACTAGATCGCCGTCACCAATTTCTAAATTTCCACTTGATTGGACGGTTACAGTATGATCGTCAGATCCATCACTCTCACATACTTTAAATTCAAGACTACCAGTTGTAGAAGCATCTGCCCCATAAACTCTCACCTGACCTTTTGACGATCCTTCATAACCAACTTTGATACAAGCACCTTCATTAGTAGAGTTGCCTCCAAAAGTTGTTATACAACCACCTGATACATCTAAATTATTACCATCAAAGGTAAGATTATTTGAATATTCTAAAGTACCAGCTGTACCACTATTCTTTAGTAGTTGATTAGCACTACCAACAGTTGTAGGTAATGTAAATGTAGGTGTTCCTGCAGCTGCTGCAACCGTTACTTCGGCTTCACCAGAGGAACTACCTTTTAATTTGATTGTACTCATGCTGCCTCTAATGCTGCTACTCTTGCTGTAAGAGCTGTTAAATCTGTTTGCAATTTAGTTTTCTCTGTTTCAAGTGTTTCTACTTTTGCAATCAATTCTTGCATTGCTTTAATAATGATTGGACTCCAAGCTTGCTTGATAGCCTTTTTCATTACTGGTGTATGGTTATTCTCAGGTGAACTTGCAATATCATGTTCCTCAACTAAACCAGGAAACACTTCTTCTACTTCTTGAGCTATAAAACCAAGTTGTTTCTTTTTGGATTTTTCAGGATGATAACTTTCTTTCCAATTAAAGTTTCTAACTTTTAATTTCTTAAGATCTTCTAGCTTAGATGTAGCATCAACAATATTTTCTTTCAGTGTGTTATCTGAACTTAAATAAGAATCATCTGAAGTCCATACATCTCCATCAGAATAAATGGTAAATCTTGCATTACCACTACTATCTATGCCATGTATAAAACGATTAGTATGATTATCTGGTGAAGCATCAGAGAAATCCATATATAATCCATAAGGATTAGTATCTCCTGAATGTTCTATAATAACAGCAGAACTATTATTGTCATTACTTTGTAATACATGCCAACTAGAAGCTGTGTAATCTGAATCACCCTCATTTACATAAGCCTGCATTATTCCTGTAACTTTAACTCCACCACTAGAAGTTTCTATCTTCTTACTGTTGTCATAATAAAGTTGTACTTCAGCCCCTGGTTTAGCAAGGATATTTGTTTCGTATGAACCGTCTCCGTAGTTTGCTAAATAAAAATAGGTATTTGCATTTGCTTGTAGTCTCCAATTGTCAGCATTATCATCACCGTCATCACAAATCAATCTTAGTGTTGCGTTTTTAGCTTCGTTTCCTCTAATAATAAATTCAGTATCTATGCTTGTATCTCCTGTCTTAATTTCCATCCCAGCAGTATCTGTAACAGCCTGTCGGATACCGTTATAATATAATTCTACGGCTCCATTAGCATTAGCTTCTATATAAGACTCACTTCCGTCTGCATTTTCTATTCGTAAGTTTTCAGAGAAAATATAAAGATTACCCGATCCTCCCTCTTTTATGTATGAAGCATTGTTAGATGATTGATGATATATTTCTAAATCATCTCCTGTTCCAAATTTTTGTTTGACGTCATCCGTACACTGTACTCCTGTGGAGCCATTAATTGTTACTGCCATAATTTTAAACTATTGTAAGTGTTCTGTTTGCAGGGACAGTAACTGTTTTGTTAGCTGCAACTGTCATTGGTCCTGGGAAGAAGGCGTTGTTACCTGCTGCTATTGTCCAGTCATCTGAAACTGTTGCTGGACATTCAAATCCTCGACCAGTGATTTGTTTCCCAGATATTAATCCTGTTGATGTTGTATCTTCAAATGTAAGACTAGCTTCACCATTTAGACCTGCTGAACCATCAGCTGTTATTACTCTATTATTTGCATCATTAGATATTGTAGCTCCAGCTGCACCCCACTCAGGAGCCGTAGCACCAGAGTTCATAACAAGTGCTTGTCCAGCTGTACCTTTTGCTAACCTTGCCCAAGCATCTGTTCCAGTTCCATAAATAACATCACCTTGAACTATAGATAGATCTGTTTTAGCAGCTGTTACTGCATCATTTGCAATTGTTGTAGCTCCATCTGCAGAAGATGTTACATCTCCTGAGTGGTTAGGGTGTACATAAGCATTAGCTGAAGTTGCAATACCATTTAATTTAGTATGATCTGCATCAGTAAACACGTTACTGTCACTAGCAGCCTCTACGGCTGTTCTAACTGCTGCGTTATCTAACCCAGCCCAAGATAATTGAGCACTACCATTTGTTTTAAGGTATTGACCAGCAGATCCATCAGCTTGAGGGTACTTAAGACCATCAATGACAACATCCCCTGAGCCATTAGGTGTGATATTAATAGCACCATTAGATGTAGAAACTATATCATTTCCATTAACATCTAAATCTCCACCTAGTTGTGGTGTTGTATCTTCAACAACATTATTGAAACCACTAGCAGACGAAACTGTAGACCATTTAACACCACTAGCTTCACTACTATCAGCAACTAATACGTGATTATTTGTACCGACAGGGAGGATTGTAGGTTGACCAACCCCATCACCTACTGCTATTGTACCTTTAGTAGTTAAAGCAAGAGCATCTAGTCTAGCATGATCAGCATCTGTAAATACATTAGAGTCACTAGCACTCTCTACAAGAGTTCTTATCTCACTAGCTGTTTGGTCAGCTGTAGCACTAGCTTCTATTGCATTTAACTTAGAGTGATCAGCATCAGTAAATACGTTTGAATCACTAGCCGATTCGACTAATGTCCTTATCTCAGTAGCAGTTTGATCTGTTGTAGCACCTGCTTCAATAGCATTTAGTTTGCTATGGTCAGCATCAGTAAAGACATTACTATCCGAGGCAGCTTCAACTGCTGCTCTTATTTCTGCATTGCTTTGATCAGCTGTAGCACCATCTTCTACGTTAATCATTGTTCGTAGAGCTGCTGGTGCTATTTCTTCTATAATACCTGCACCAGATGAGTCTCTACCTAGTACTCTATCTGTAGCTGATACGTTTTGTATCTTTGCATAGGTAACATTATCGTCAACTATATTTCCTGTTTGTACTGCAAGGTTAGCAAGTTTATCATGAGTTACTGCTGATCCTGCTAAGTCAGTTGTTTCAACAGACCCTGGAGCTATTTTTGATGAAATAATTGCATTATCAGCTAAATCTTCTGTTTGTATTATCTTTTCTTGTTGCTCATGAATACCAAATAAAGCTTGCTCTATATTAGCATTCAAATCACCTGCACGGATAGAAGATCCAGCTGCAAATACTGCTTTAGGATCTTCATCACCATTAGCTTTACCAACCGTTGTTTTTCTATAAACCCTT